ATCGACTTTTCAATTTCATGTTTTCTTTGCATTCTTCTTTGTTCCTGAACTCTCCGTTTAATCGACTCTCCTTTTATCACAAACTAATGTACATGAAATGGAAAAGTCGATTAAACGGAGAGTTCAGGAACGAAGAAGAATGCAAAGAAAACATGAAATTGCATTATATTCAATACAAGAGATTAGAAGAAAAAGCGTTAAATATGGGACAAAAGTTCCAAGTGCAAAAATGTATATAACTCACTCTATATACACTTCAACGGATGAGTTGTGTTAGACAAAAACTGTGATTCCAAAAAACATACATTAGTATATTATTAATTTAAGCTAGAGATAAAGATAGAAATAAAAAACGAATTTAAACCCGACAAGGGCTAAAACAACAAACAACGAAGGATAAAATAAAGTATATATAGACCGAGTTATATATACTATTTGGGGCAAAAAACAATGAAAAAAGGAAGAAGAAAATCAAGCTATAATGGAACGACAGTTTGTGTATACTTAAGCGCATCAGCTAAGAAAATTTATGATGGACTGACAAGAACAAACTCTGGAGCTAGCAATGTTATAAGTAGGCTTTTAGTTCAGCATTATGGTTTAGCTAAGACCCCTGAACAAGAATTAGAGCTATTACAAAGACAAGGAAGGATGTATGCTATAGAACTCAACAAGAAAGAAGTTGAGCTTAAAGAAGAATACACTGGAAAAATTGAAAGAATCAAAGACAAAATAGACACTATCAAGTCTGAATTAGTACAAAAAGAGAGGTATTGAACAATGAAAGAATTTAATACAAAAATTAGGGGGATTACTTTTGGCAACGGTCAAGAGTACGCACGTAAGATTCCACAAGGAGAAATGCTCTGGCTCGTGCCAGAACCACACAATAAAGTAGACTCTAATGCTATGGCAGTGTATTGTCGTAATGGACAATTAGGCTATCTTAGTAAAGAGTTAGCTGAACAAATGAGTCCATTGTATAAAGAAGGTTACGTGTACGCTTGCAATTGTCAGAACGTAACAGGTGGAGATGACCAAAACGTAGGAGTCAATATTTACTGCTGGAGAGTAAAATGAGAAACTACATTACCTGGACAAATGTTGAAGACACCACATTGCAAATGATGAAAGACCTTAAGAAAACTAACACTGAGATCGCTAAAGAAATGGATAGAAGTATTGGAAGTGTTGAGCAACGCTGGGCCAAAATTGTTAGAGAGTTCAAAGCAGAAGAAGCAAAGGTGTTAGTACAATGAGTGACGACTACGAGAAAGCAGAGCGAATCATCGATGATTATGTGCGGACTAAAGATTTAGTTAAACAAGTACTTCAAGAAGATGAGCGAGCTAGAAACGATGATTTGTGGTTGATACTTCAGATTTGGCAAAGAAAACAACAGATTAAAGTATTCATTCCTTATGAAGCAATGAAAGATATGATTAAGCCAGAAAGTATCACTAGATCGAGACGTTTATTTCAGGAAGTAAAGGAAGGGGGAGTTGCCGCTTTCCCTGACCTGCTTCCAACTGATCCGAAAGTATGGCATGCACGAAAGTTTAAGGAAGAAACTTTAAGGTGGTACTTTGGGGATAGGCAGAGTTATTTGATGGAGTACCAGGCACTAGCATACGGGGTGAAATGAAAAATGCTAAGATATAGAATGAGTATTCAGATGATATAGGCTTTATTGAAAGGAAAAAAAGTGTGTTTAAATACTGAAGTACAGTTAGTGGAACTTTTACCACCACAAGAGGGTGTTTTTATGACTAGAGCAGAGCTTGATGATATAATTCGAGATCGAACAAATATTGTAGATCGATTATTAAAAGTAATTGAAGAAAACAAGGAGGTTAAAAGACAATGAAAAATACATTAGTGAGATTTTACAAATTACCAAACAGGATTAAGGACACGCAACTTCTTCTCCTGGCAAAGGATGAAAGAATCAAAGAATTAAACGGTCAGATCAAACTGATTGAAGGAAGAATCTTCATTGAAGTGAACGAAGAAACAGACGGAATTCTCAAAGATGCAAAACCAAGATTTAAGAACGCTCAAACTAGAGAAGCAGAAACAGAAAGTAGGAGTGCAGTAGATCCTGGTATAGTGAAGATGAGACAAGAACTGCAAAAAAACACACAGGAAAATAGGGAACTGAAAGTAAGTTATGAATGTTTAGTTAGAGAATGGCGAACTATAGATCGTCACTTAAGCTTCATAGTTGGAACTCACAAATTACCTGAAGAAAGATTGGAGGGATACGAAAATGTCGACTGATAAAGAATTAGAGATTAAAAGACCGATTGATCCAGAGTTTGGCAGTGGTTTACACTTGTACTGGAAAGATGGGGAAGAGAAAGAAGTGATCATTACTGGATGGTATCAAAAGGATAAGAAAGTAGTTGAGAAAGACGGTACTGAAGTGATCAAACCTGCTTTTGTCGCTGATGTTTTACACGTGAGCGGTACTAAGTATGAAGTTGGTGAGAAGATTATTGATGTAACGAGCAAGCCTTTTCAACGAGCTATCAGAGATAAAATTTTGGAAGCTGACAGTGCTGGAATTAATTCTCTTCATTTGAGGATTAAAAGACAAGGTTCTGACACTCAAACAGTGTATTTTATTGATAAGATAGATCCTAAGACACAAGCACAAAAGAACATGAAAATATTGGGGTGAAATTGATGAAACAAATGGAAATACAAATATTGGAAATATCAAAAGTGAATAAAGAAAAATTGAATGGCACAGAAACAGAATCATTTATTCTATCAGGAAGAGATGCTTTAGGTTTAGTGCAAGTAACAATAAGAAATCCTGAAGGTTTTGATGACCTTAAAGCTGGACAATTAGTCAGGTTAAATATTGATAAACCACAAATGACTATAGATGAGTTTGAAGCAATGAAGCCAAGAAAAAACAAACCAAAAGATGAGTGAGAGTAGTCTCAAAGCTTATTTCATAGCAAAAAACAATAAGTATACAACATTGTACGACGGGAGAAATCTTGTTGAGTACAGTGTTGAAGGACATGCACATCCTGTAAGGTATGATAAAAGAAAGAAAATCTGGATGTGTGAATGTCTTGGAGAAAGTTGGAACGTTGACTGTTTCGCTATAAGAGCAATGAAAATGGTAACAGGATACAAAGAAGAAAAGAATGTATTGCATAAAGGGTACAAATTACATAAGAACACTATGAGCATTTAGGACAATCAAACAACAGAACACCAGTTCTTAAAGTACAAAGTGTGCGTGAGACTTAAGGAGTTAGGGATTGATTTTTACACTGAAGCTGTAATGGAGAACGGAAACAGAGTGGACGTGTACGCTCCAAAGCCAAAGTGGGCTATTGAAGTTGCAGTGACTGAAGGTGAATTGAGTATTCAAAAGAAAGAGAAGCGCTTGGGGGAGTTAGGGCTTAAACTGATTTGTATTAGGAAAAGCACAGATGTACAAGCACAATTGGGGTAAAAAATGGCACAGTTGATAAAAATTGAGATGTATATGCTGCCTGAGAAGATGGAGAGATGCCTTCTGTAGAAGAGGTTAAGAATAACTTTCTTGGATGTAGGCTAAGCAGAAATTTTTCTCTTACTTTTGGAGAGATTAAGATAAAAGATATTGGGCCTTGGTATGATGAAATTAAGTTTAATTTCACAGATTGTCCTATAGAAGATTACAGGAAAGAATTTGAGTGAGGATGATATTATGATATGTGTTGAGTTTGGGTTAAGTACTTTTGGGGTTTTATCTGCTGTAGCAGGTATCGTCGTTGTATGGACACTAAAACAGTTCTGGACATTATTCAGAACATATGAGTGGAAGAAGAAAAGAAAGTACAGATGATAATTTACATTTTGATGTGCGACAAGTGTGGAACAGTGAGAGGTAAAGAGTTCAGGAGAGAAGTAACAAGAGATAATCCTGTTGTATTCAAATGCTTTCATTGTCCAAGAACAACTCCAATATTCAAGAAGAAACTTTTAGGAATGAGTTTGAAGTGTTGGGGACCGTACTTTAATGCTTTAGAAGTATCAGAACATATTAAAAAAATAAATGGAGGTAGACTAAATGAAGTGGCTCACAAATGTTTGGGAAACGATTAACGGAGAAAGTAAAACCTTAATTAATATGAGGAAAGAAATAAATTTGTTACAATCTAACACGATAGAATACTTAATCGAACACCTGGAAGCGTTGGATCAAACAAAAATTTATATAGTTGAAATTCCTAATGCTACAAATCAGGAACTAAAACGTGTTCATAAGTTCTTGGATGAAGCAAAAAGAAGAATTCTTTGGACTGCTCCAGCAATAATGATAACAGATGATAAAACAAAAGTTGTTGATGCGGAAGAAGAAAAATTGGGTGACATTATGTATAGATTTGTTCTAAGAGAAGAATATGCTAAGATGTTAATTGGCATGAGAAACAAGACTTTAAACATTAGAGCTTGGTCTAAAGAGATCGGGAAACACTACCCACAGATGGTGATTGTTGTTTCTCAATGGTACAAAGAAGGAATAATCAACAAGACTCCTGTGGAAAGTTCATTTGACATAAGTCTAACACAAAAAGGCAATAATATAGTAGATGTCCTGGAGCAATTAATCAGCATTATTGATTCAGACAACCCGAAGGAGGAAAAAAAACATGACAGAAATGATAGGACGCCCAGAAGAGATACGAACAGTGGTTCTGGACAAGGAAAAAAAGAAGGTAACAGTGGAGCAAGTAATAACAACAAAGGTGGAGTACGACCTAAGGGACTTTCAAAGCTGGGTGAACGAGCATCAGAAAAAGATAGACATGATGGACGAGACATTAAGCGAGGAGAACCTGAACAAAGCCAGACAGGATCGAGCGGAATTACAAAGGAAGCTTAAGGAAATGAAACCTTACATGGATGGTATAGATAGCATTAATAAGAAAGCTTACGAGAGTGCGCAGTTACAGATTGCGAAGAAACTAAAGTTAGACACGAGAAGACCAAAAAAATGAGAACTGTTATTGAAACAAAAAGGATGGAGAAGGAGAAGAAGCCTTACGTCACAAAATCTAGGGGTGAAAAGATTGGTAAAAAGAAAAAACACGAAAAGAGTAAAGATATACACAGGATGGAATAAGCCAGTAAAGAAGAGATGGTTCGGGTTTAATCTCATTTGGCAGAATCAGGGTCATTACATGGAGTTGACACAAAATGAATTCAAGCAAGTCGAACGGTTTATTAAGACATCTAAATGTATTAAGACAGCCGCTTGTGAAGATCCTTGGAGGAAGCAGTCCAGAAACATCAAGTAGGATCATGCCATCACAACGTCATACTTACCCGTATGAGCAATTAGATAAAGATTTGGAAGTTATAGTTGGTTGTGAAGAAAAAGAGTTAAGATTGGATTGTATGAACATTTGGCATGCAGCGTATAATGAACATAAAAAGAAATATGGGAGTGCAGTTGCTAACTTGAAGAAGATGTGGGATAAAGTAAATTATCAGTGGGAGTCTGTTCAGTTTTACAGACAGAGCAGAGGTTATGAACCTTTAGAAAGGGAGTTATTGTATGATGATGGGCAAACACGAGACTTTGGTGGAGATCACATTTAATGCGTTTGTTCACTTTACTGATCAGGATTTAAGAGTTCAGAAACATGTTTATTATCCTAAAGGGGAAATGGACATTTTAGTAACTAATGAGTACGGAATTAGAAGTTATTATGAGGTGAAAAGTCACGATGGACAAAAACTTAGGCAAACAGCAATCAAACAAGTCAGTAGAGCAATCAGTGAAGGGGTGTGTGATCAAGGGTATATCGTTACGCCTGGAGGGATTGAACGTCTCGTGTAACAATTCTGATATGTTAGAGCTTGAACAGTTAGATTTGATCACGGTTTGTAATCTTGTAGGGTGGGCTGCAAACATTGCTGATGAGATTTGGGACAGAGAAGATTTGATTCGTAACCTCAGACATTGGGCTGATCGTTTAGAACAAGAACATTAGTGATGATAATGGACCAAAAAACCGAGATATATATAAACCAAAAAAGTATTTTAGATGATAGATTGCGAAAAGGAGCAATTAGTCGTGAGGAACATGATTTCATGATTCGTATGATCGACCAAAAGATTGAAGCAGGGGTGCAAAAATGAAAACAATAAACTATGTATTGATCGCAGTAATAGGATTGATAATAATTATTTCTTTAACATTATACTTAGTGAGTGGATCGCCTTGTGAAATTGGAGATAACAGCTTCAGTTACCAAGAGTGTATGCAAGAACGAAGCGAGAGTTCAGAACCGTATGCTTGTTTCATGCCAACAAACACTACGAGTGGGGAAGAAGCCTTATGCTTTAGCTGTGGGATTTTAGAAGAACAAACTATTTGCTTGGTAGGAATTAACAATCAAGCAGAGATCGTGTTCCCTAACGGTTAAACATTTATCGGGTTGTGGTTACTAGTCCTTTTTTGGAAAGGACTTATGTGGGCCAATGAAGAAGAGCAAGCAGGTCTTTTTACCAATGACGTTTCTGTCATGGGTTTTTCAGCCTTTGTTCTTTAATAACCTCCCTGCTATGCCTTTTTTGGTAGTTGGCATTTCTGGCATGTAAACTCCCGTTCGAATCGGGCACAACCCATAATCAAAGATCAAACAACACAATCAACGCTTAAAACCTTTAAGCAAAAAACAAAGATGGTAGAACAAATATTGATTTCAACTGAGAAAAAGTCTGAAGACTATCTTCCTATAACACTTGAAAATGGAAAGATTTTGTACTATTATGGATTCCAAGCAAGGTATACTTTTCAAGAAAGGGCACGTGAGCTTCAATACTTAGGATGGATGATAGCATATTTCTTCAGAAGGAAGGATGAATACATGATGTACATATATGGTAGAGTAACAGACGCAATTTTTGGAGAATACTTGGACTTATTTGACATCTCTAGTAACTCCAGAATTGGAAAGAAATCAAAAGAATCACACCTTTACTGGCTAAAATCAAAAAATAAAGGATATTACAAGATAGGAATAACAAGGAATATAAAGAAAAGATTACTAAACCTAAAAGACGTAGAGTTCGGAGAAGAATTTGAACTACTACAAATAAGATACAACGAAGGACACCTAGAAACAGGCATAAAACACAAATTAAAGCAACACCTAGCACAAATCATCAAACTAAACGGCAAAACAAGCACAGAATGCTACCAACCAATACCACAAGTAAAACAAATACTCGAGGACGTATTCAAACCAGAGCCACAAAGGTCACAAAATGGGATTCCGAATTAAGAAAGAAAACATCAAAAAAGCCATAACAGGTAGTAGAGGAATAATCAAAACAATAGCTGACAGAATAAAAGTAGATCGTAAAAGTGTTTACAGATACGCAGAGAAGCATCAAGACGTTAAGGAACTGATAGAAGATGAGGTAGAAAATTTCTTAGATGTAGTTGAGAATAAGTTATATGATCAATCTTTATTTGGAGATCCAAAACAGGTCCAATTTGTTATGAAGACTAAAGGGAAGGACAGGGGTTATACTGAGAGACAAGAAGTGCAGCAAGAAACTAAGTTGGATGTTGGGGAAGGGGCTAGAGCTGCTTATCAAGCTTACCTTAAGAAGAAGGAAGACAAAGGGGTGGAATGATGAAAGTTAAGATTGATGCTGTGATTGCAAAGACAGCTAGACGGTTGAAGAATCTGGAGCGTTTGTCAAAGGAGAATTATTGCTTGGATATGTTTAAATTGTTATATACAAAACCGTTTAAACCATTGGTTGATATTAGTACAATAACATAAAGAGGGAAAATGAGAGCTAAAATTGAGAAAGAGGATGTACAAGAATATTTTGAACCTTTTAGTACATATGAAGATTTAGAAGAAGAATAAATTCCGCTAATGAGCATTATGCGAACAAAGGAGATGATATACTCAACATATTGATTAATAAACTCAAAAGCACAAATTTGAAGTTCACAACAGAACGCAATGTAAGAGGTATAAACGAAAACCCATTTGATCTTATTGTGGGAGATGAGAATAGTTTGCAATTACATGGTTTTGAGATTAAAGGAGATACAGATAATTTTTCAAGATTAAAAGGACAGTTCAGAGCTTATATGTTCACATTTGAAGAAATTTATTTAGTATTACATAAGAAAAAAAGTCCTGAATGGACACCAAAAAACGTCGGCATAATGAGAGTGTTTGAAAATGGTGATGTATACATTGTATACATTGTATACATTGTATACATTGAAGAGACGAGCTACCTCGAAGATCCCTTATATATATCTACTGATTACGAATGGGATGCGCTCTTTAGAAGTAATGGACTGGGTATTACATCAACAAAGACACGAGAAGCTCTTAGGTTGGTTGGAAGCATCCGAAGAAACATACTATTTAACCGATTCTTTGCAACACATGAAGGATTCAACACGAAACGGTTTGAGAAATATTACCCATTTTCAGATAAACAAAAGTCTTTATTAGTCGGGTTTGATGTGCCTTATCATTACAAATGTATTGCGAAAGACCTTAACAAGTTAGAAAAGCAGATTGAGACATTGAGGAAAGTGTGTTTAATTGGGCAGAAAGGATTAACTGAGTTCGCATAAGTACTCTTAGCGGAAATTATACTATTATACAAAAATGGAAGAAGGAATTGTCAAGAGGGAAAAAGGTACACCAACGGATGCATACGTAGCCGCTCGAAACAGGAACCTGCAAAGAGTATTCGGCGTCTCTTTGCTCCTGGCAATATAAATAAAAAGAATGGAGAAAATGATTGAGTTTATTAAAGGATTGTTATTAGGATCTGCTGCGATTGGTATACTATCAGGTGCATTAGCTACTTGGCTATTAAATCGTGAAGAAGGAGTTAGGCTTGTAGGGGTTAGTTTGCGAGAGGAATGTACTGGTTTTGGTGTTTGTGATGGTCCTTTAGATGAAAAGCCACAGGAAGAGATGGAAAAAGACCTTAATGATATGGATGATTTTTTTAATCCTGGTATAACAATAGAGCATTTACAAAAGCCTGATTCAAAGAAGAATGTTTAAGGATTTGTTGAGGGAGTTTGATTTGTGTGAGCAGGTTGAGCGAAAGAAGAAAGCAAGATTTGTACTAAAAGAGGTGGAGGGAGAAAGTGGAAGTTGAACGATATTTGAAGATTTCAGGGCCGATGACTAATGATCAGACTATTGATCTTAAAGAAGTACTGAGTGATAAGGATTATTCAGAATATTGTGAATCTTCAGAAAAGGTTCAAGAACAAATTAGGTTAAGAGTAACGTTTATATTCATTCAAAAGCGTCTTAAAGATATTGGAGAAATAGTCACAAATTGACGTTAAATGATGCTATTGAGAATCAGGATGTTTATTTTATTGCTGATTATTACATGGGATTTAAGCTCACCCCTACTCAGTGCGAGATCGTACGAAAGATAGCTTATTCTGAAGAGAAACGGTTCGCTATCTGCGCAATGACTAGGTATGGTAAGACTCAGTGCGTTGCAATTGCAGTATGCCTTTACCTTTTGATTAATAAGAATAAGAAGATTGCTTTAATAGCTCCTAAGATAGAACAAGCGTTTATTCTAAGAAATTATTTGATGGAGATTATTAACGTGTTTGAACCACTAAAAAGCTTACTGGACATGGGTGGTGCTAAGATTGATACTTTAGGCAAAGAAGCTTCAAAGAAACGTCAGACGTTTAAGAACGGTTGTGAGTATCAAGTTTTTACTGCTCATGGTGAAGCCACTGGACTTATGGGTTTCGGTGGTGATTTAGTCATTAAAGACGAAGCCTGCCTTATTTCTAGAGAGGCGGATAGTAAGATTAGTCGTATGCTTGGAGACAATCCAGAAGGAGCAATCTTTATTGAATTGTTCAATCCTTGGGATACTGATAACATGGCTTACGATGATTGGGTGAGCGGTAAATTTCACACAATACACGTTCCTTACAGCGTAGCTATCAAAGAAGGACGAATCACTAAAGAGTTTGTGGAAGAACAAAGAGAACGACTACCGCCCTTAGCGTTTACTGTACTGTACGATTCGGACTTCCCTGACCAACCAGAAGACTCTCTTTTCAATATCAAATGGATCAAACAATGCCAATCCTATAATTTTGGGCTATGGGAGCAGTACCAAATGTTTAGGGAAGAAAAAAATGTTAAAGAGCTTAAGAAGTTCAAACTCATTATTGCCTGCGATCCAGCTGACAAAGGACTTGATTTCACGGTTATAATGTGGGGAATACAGAAGGGCAACGAGTATCAAGTTATAGACTTGTATTCGGAGGCTGTGAGCGATAACATGAAAGTAGCTAGTAAGATGTATGACATTCATAAACAATTAGGTGGAGCGGACGAATGGCGTGTAGACGGGCATGGCTTAGGGATTGGAGTAGTTAGTAGGTTGCGACAGATCAAGAATGATAACAAGATCGATGTAGCGGTTAAGGAGTGTATGTTTGGCGGTGCAGTAGCGGACTCTGATAAACAAATATACAGGAATTTAAAAGCTAAGAATTACTTTAGGCTCAGTAAGATCATGAAGGAAGGAAGGATTGACGTTCCTGAACACCCAACACTCATGAGAGAGTTAGTAAACATTAAGTGGGAGAAGACAGGCAGCGAAAACATTAAGATAGTGGACCCAGACAAGAGTCCTGATTTTGCTGATTGTTTGACGTATTTAGTGTGGGAAGATGCAAAACCATTCTTGTTCGCTTTCGGGTGAGCGTAATAAGGTTTAAAAAGAAAGCATTTAATCTATCAACTCAGGCATCTCTTTCATAATCATGGCTATAAAACTGTTTGATTTTTTAGGCAAGAAATCAGAACCTGTACTCAATCCTGTTCTTAAGGATGTCGTTGGTCTAGAATTCTTAGCTAGTGAAACAAGGGATGGAATGCAAAAAGCGTTCATTCCTCAGTTCATGTTCAAACCACCTTTCGGTTATCCAAGACGTTTGGACCTAGTGAATCTTAGAAGATTGGCTAAGAGTCCTTTCGTAGAAATAGTCATTAACGCTATAATCAACAGATTATGTGGTTTTGAAGGAAAGATCGTTCCTAAAGATCCAGAAGCCGATCCAGAAAAGAACCCTGGACTAAAAGCTCACATGGAACACGTGCAGGCATTGTTTGATAACCCGAATAATAATAAAGAAGATTTCTCTATTCTAAGACGTAAGTACTTAAGAGATATGTTGACTCTTGAGGCTGGTATCATTCAGAAGGTATTCAATCTTAAGGGTGAACTCACTCAGATAATGACACGAGACGGCATAAGCTTCACTAAAAATCCTGACATTCACGGAACGTTCACGAACAAAGAAGACATCATTTTCATGAACGAGCCAGATCCAGTACAGAAAGATAACTTCGGACAAAATGCGAGCGCAGCAGCACTAGGCGTGAACGCAGAACCGCACCGAGGAAGTACGTTCAGAGCTGAAGATGCAGCTTATTATCAGTTCAGTTTCACCACAGCACAGTCCCCGATTCCTTTTGGTCGTAAAGAAATCATTTGGTTTGAGATGCGTCCACAGAACGAGACGCCTTATGGACTTACTCCTATGGAGGTTTTGCTTAAGACCGTTCAACTTCTAATTTATAACATCGATCATGAACTTGAGTTCTACAACACTAACGCTATGCCAAAAGGAGTGGTTGCATTAGATGGAGTAACCGATGACACCTTGAAAGCTTTCAGGGATAGTTTCAGAGAACAAATGCGAGTGAAGGATGATGTGGGTCAATGGCGTAATAACTGGCATGAAGTGCCTATCGTTAACGTTCCAACAAGTTTTACTCGTTTCGACCTTACCCCTCAAGAATTGGATTTCATAGCTCAACAGAAATGGTTCACCAAACTAGTCTGGGCAGTGTACGGAGTAACCTCATCATCTGTTGGATTCACTGAAGATGCAAAAGGAATGAGCAACCAAATCGTGCAATCTAGAGAAGTGAGAGAATTAGTCATTAACCCAGTACTACACTTAGAAGAATACCGTATCAACCAAGAGTTAGTGAGTGAGTTCGGGTACGATGATGTCATGTGGAAGTTCGAGAAGTTCGATGTTGACGCAGAAAGAGCCAAGTACGAATTATTCGATTTACAAATTAAGAGCGGAGCCAAAATGATTAATGAAATCCGTAATCAAGAAGGAGAAGACGAACTAGAATGGGGCGATATGCCACCCCCAGAATACAGGGAAAGTCCTTTCGAGGATCCTGAAAGCTCCTTGTTCGGGCGTAGTCCTACTTTCATGGATGATGATATCTCTAAAAAAGAAGAAAGCGTGGAAAAAGAAGCTAACAACAAAGAAAAGAAGGCAACTGAAGAAGATGCTCTGTTACTCGGTCCAGGAGAACGAGAGGAAACTGAAGAAGATCTTAAGAAAGCAATTGGATCAGTACTCAATAAGGCAAAGACAGCTGTTGAATCGTTCATTGGTGAGGAAGAAGATGCCATTAAGAAGGTTAGCGAGCTAAAAGCTGCTATTGACGTGACTGATCGTGTTAAAGAATTGTTCAGTGTTGGTGTATTGCAAGGTATTGTTAACTCAGTTATTAAATCTCATTTCGTTAAAGGAGTGGACGCTGCAGAAGAACAATTAGACATGAACGTTCAATTTAATGAGCGTGCTTTAACATTTATTCAAGATTATACATTTGACAACGTGAAGGGTTTAATGGATGAAGTATCAGACGATTTAAGACAGGAATTGCAACGTGGTATCATGAATCGTGAAGGCACGGAACAATTGAAGGCTAGAGTGCAGAAAGTGTTTGACGTGGGTAAAGTGCGAGCTAAAGCTATTGCAAGAACGGAAACTAACCGTGCTGAGAACATGGGCAATTTAGAAGCGTTCAAGAGTAGTGGAGTGGACGGTGCTCGTAAGTATTTGATAGTGACTGAAGACGATCGAACTAGTGAGATTAGTAAAGCTATGGATCGAAAGTACGGAAGCAGACAAAAAAGTATTCCTTTAAATGATGATTTTCAAGTGACAGTTAGTGGGAAGAGTATTAGTGGACAAAGCCCTCCTTTCCACGTGAATGAGAGGGATAAGCTTATAGTCTTCGTTCCAGAGGAGGGAGAGAATTTTGATTCCAATACTTGATCTTGCGTTAGAAAATTATGCTGCAATTGGTAATCCTAAGAGTGGTGAGTTCTATTTAGAATTTCAGAACAGGTGGGAGATTTATTTCTTCAACCATATTCTTTACCGTAAAGTAGTGTTTAAGACAGGCATTGCAGAACAGGATCTTCTTCTCGCAGAGCGGCATTTAGTAGGAGTTCTACCAGGCAACAGATTATCTTACGTGGGAAAAGATTCTCACATGAGATGGTTCAACCAATTCGGTTTATTAATAGAAAAGATCATGAGAGTGGTGAGTAGATAATGGCTTTCGCAGCAGGTGTGTATCCTGGAACGAATAGGTTAAGAGTTGGTGATTATGCAGTTTTCATTGGCGGTGCTCACGTAGGAGGTACTGTTGATCCAGGAACTGATAATCTAATAGTTGATGGGACCTCAACGCTTACTGGTAGGTTAATAGTTAATGGTTGTCCTAGTAGTTTCACTCATATTGGTTTTGGTTGTTTACAAACTGCTGAAGAAGGTACTGATACTTATGTGGATGCTTTAAGTAATTGTAATAGTAATTATGGGGGAAGACTTCCTTTTCAAAGAGAAGAATATATTGGGTTCACAGAGTACGCTCTTACTGACGAAGGTGATGATGAAGAATGGATTTTTGATGCATATTCTCTTGGTGGAGAAAATTGTATGACTAACGCTATTGATACTTATGGAAGTAATAGCCTTGGCGTTGAACCAGGTTACCTTTGTACTAGTGGAACACAAGCTTACAGGTGTTACGTACCGTTTGGAGGGAGTTAAAAAAATGATTAAGAAAATGTTAGGATTAGGATTGCCTTTTTTGATTGCAAGAGCAGTGACTGCTCAGGATGTTGTTATTGATGAATCAGTCAATCTGCGAGAGTTTTTTGATAAAAACCAAGGGATTAGTGTTGTTATGAAACCAGGACATTATAGTACAGAAAGAATAAGAGTTTGGTTTGTGACGTGTGCCGTAGACCATACAATTTTGAGGTGATATGAATGAAGGATTATGAACAGAGTAAGGACAAAAAGGTTAAGTGTGAAGTGTGCGGAATTTATGTTAACAATATGAGACGGCATAAGGCTAGGGATCGTTGCAATGCAGTAAGTATTAGACGAGAAGACAGATGATGGAAGTACGATCTGATTATGCTAACGTAACTGGACCTTACACTGTTATTGCTGGAAGTTTAAGACTTGATGGAAATAGTAGTTTAGATGGGGTTGTTGTGCAAGTTGATAAGTATGGAGTGGGTGGTGTTTTACTTAATGGAAGTTCTAATCGATTAGTGAACAGTTTAGTTAGAGGAATGCATTATGGGGTGATAGTCACTCCACCTGCTGATAACGCTGTTCTTGAAGGAAACGCTGTTGTTAAATGTGATGACGTAGGGATTTTAGTATATGATTCTGAAGGGGTTATTCCACCTGTTCTTAGAGAAAATGTAGTTAAAGGTAACCCTATTGGTGTTCGTTGTGAGCGAGGAACTGATATAGGCACTCTTGTTGATAACGGGAATAATTTGTTAGGGAATGAAGTTAATGTGTACAGTGTTAAAGGAGTCACTCAAGAAGCGATCATGAATTATTTTCAGGATGGAGAAGGTAATGATTTACAAACCATTCCTGACATAGAACCTACACTTCGTAATTTTAGTATTAGCAAAGACTTGTACGGTGAGGATAATCAATGGATTAATTTTGTACCATTCCATGAGCATAACCCTTGGGATCAACAAAGCGGAGTGGATAACTGGGAGTTATTTGATCTTGGAAGCAAATGGCATGCTCCAGTAGATCCACCTGGTCTTATTAGAAAATTAGAAGATTGGAAGTATGAATAATATTTTTGAGCGTAATAAGGTTTATATAAAAAACAAACGGAGTTGATATTTAATGAAAGCCCCCCCAATTTTTTGCTTTCATTCAGATAGTTTTGAGTGTAAGGCGGAAGGAGAGAACTTTACTATTAGTGGACACATTTCTACAGGAGATAAGGATTTAGTTAACGATATTGTCACACAAAACGCTATGAAAAGTATGTTTTCACAACTGAAGAATCGTAACGTCAAGCTTGATTTTGATCACGAAAGCCTACGAGGAAACACAAACTTTGATCGTGAAGTGAACAAAACAAAAGAACCACTCGGAAGACTAACCGAACCAACCCTCGACGCTAAAGGCGTTAAAGTCACAGCAGTGTTAAACACTGGATGGCATCAAACAGACGAGAAAGGCAACGTAGTTAAATCATTCAAAGACGTTTGGAAAAGTATTAATAACAAGTTCTTAGATGCTTTCAGCATTGCATTCGTCCCACGCAAAACAGAATTCGTAAAGAAAGGAGATGAACAAATCAGACTCCTTGATGAACTAGATCTTATTAATGTAGCCTTAACAGGCAATCCTGTTAACACTACAGCTAAAGCCACAAGCTTTGGAATGAGAGGCGCAATCGCAAAATCTATCGATTACTTAGAAGAAAAGAAAGCTTACGAAAAAGATGGGGCCCACGCACACACTGAAGGGGAACCTTTAGGAAATCATAATCATCCAGAGATCGAACAGAGAATTAATGATTTAAGAGAATTAATTTTTGATCTCACAAAAAAAGATGAAACGTCAGAGGTGAAACACATGGCAGAAGAAGAAGTTAAACCTGCTGAAGAGCCTGCCCCTACAGAAGAACCTGCAAAGGAAGCAAAATCTGAAGCTGAAGAATTATCGGAATCCCTTAAAGCCGAACTAGAAGTTAAAAGCAAAAAGATTGAGGAATTAGAAAAAGAAGTTAAGTCCAAGGAGGATGCTTTCGAGAAGCGAATTGAAGTTATAGAAAAAGCACTTGCGAAACCCCAAATGAAAGGACTTGGTGCAGAAAAAGAACAGCAAGAAACACAAGTTAAGAGCGCACCCGTTCGAGACGTGTTACTATCTTGCTAGATCGAGGTGAAGTCACAATGGAAAACAAAGAAACATTAACTGCTGTTAACGGAGCATACGAGTATGTTGACTCACAAAGTTGTACCAACAATCGTTCGGGCAATTAAAAAGTCAAACTCGATATTATGATCCTTGGCATGGAACTGATATTAGACCGGAAGCTAGACCTGTATTTCATGGTAAAGCTATAGACACATCAACTGGAGGAGCTGGAACTGCTGGAACAAGCGCAATCGTACCTGTGTACGTTTCGCAAATCATTACGGACAGATCCAAAAAGTACACGCCTTTAGTGGAACTTATCCCTAGAGTAACAAATCAAGGACTTACAGCTGACTTTAACGTTATTACCGCAAAAGGTGGTGGTTACACAGCTAACCCTGATGCTGCATTGCCAGAAACTGACGATACTTATGACAGAGAAAGTGTGTCAATTAAGTTTTTGTACAGTGTAGGACGTATCCTTGGCCCAATGGAAGCTGCAGTTCCCTCATACACACTTGAAGGATTCACAGCAACTGGTTCAGGAATGCAAGCAGGTAATCCTTTCGCTAGCGCAGCTGCACCTAACGGACTTCAACTTGAAATCCAGGTTAAAGCTAGAGCTATGAAAGAGTTAGAAGAATCACAAATCATTAACGGAGCTATTGCTACTGATGCAACAAACTTCGATGGTATTGTAGCTTTACAAAGCACAACTAACCAAAATGATTTGGCTGCTGCTGCTCTATCATGGGACGATATTGAAGAAACAGTCCAGTCAGCATTTGATAATGGTGGAAGACCTAACCTTGCTGTTGCAAGTTCTGCGGTTGTTACAGACATCAGAAAAATAATGGTGGACACGTTCAATTTCCGTCCAGGAGACATAGCTGCACAGAACTTACCTTTCGGTGTTCCGTCAGCAATTCAAATACAATCTATGGTTGGACCTATCACGGTTATTCCTAGTATGTACTTGAGCAACACTACTGGTGCTAAACAAATCTATTTCCTAGATATGGACTTTATCGAAATGAGAGTCTTACAGGACATGACATTCCAACGTCTTGGAAAAGTAAACGATTCCGAGAAGTTTATGTTAAAGATTTACGAAGCACTTATCTTTAGAGCGCCAACATTCAACAGCTTTATTGATAATATCGCATAGGAGGTGATGAAGAATGGGACTTTTAGTAGAAGGAACAGGTTATGAGATCACTGGCGTGCAGCGTGGAGATGTCTTTAATGAAATTGTTATTAAAACAATCGACACAGTGGACACTGGCGATACAATAGTTGTTGACATGACTAAGTATGGTATCAATGCAACAGGACTTATGGGTGTTATGGGCTATGTCCAAGCAACTGCAAACTCTGTGGTTGTGCAAACAGATCCAACAACAACTGTTGCATCTGGAAGCATTACCTTAACTTTAGGAACTGCTACCAATGATCAGACATACATTTTGGTCAAAGGTTTTGCTGTGCCAAACCCATCAGATGAAATTTGATCTGATGTTTTTATTTTTTTATTTATTGAACCAAAGGATACGAGGTGAATTAAAATTACATTAACAGAAGGAACAGATTATGAGATCACAGGAGTGCAGCGTGGAGATGTTTATAACACAATAGTTATAAAAACCATTAACACGGTGGATGCTGATGATGAGATTGAAGTTGATATGACAAAGTATGGGATAAACGCAACTGGCCTTATGGGTGTTGAGTCTTACGTGCATACTACAGCTAATAGTGTTGCTGCTGCTGAAGTTAACACTACTACTGTGAGTTCAGGAACTATAACTCTTGTTGTTGCAACTGGTGGATCTGACGATGATAATAGGTACATCTTAATCAAAGGTTTTGCTGTGCCAAACCCATCAGATACAATATAATTTGATGGTATTTTTTATTACAAAAAAAATCACTTGAGGTGAAAAAATATGGTTAATACAAGAAGTACTGGCGTTGGCGTATTTGGCAAGGTCAGGAGAAAAATTCATAGAGGATTACAAGCTGGAAGCGCAAGCAATCCGATAGTGAGTGCTGTTGCTAATACTAAATTCTTTGAAGAAAGATGCAGCGTTACTGCTACTAGTGGAGATAACAGAACAAGGTACACTCGACTTTATTTAGATGGTGCTGGAAGTGGTGGTGAAGCTATAAGAGCATTTACTACTGTTCGTGCTGCTTGCGGTACTGCTCACGGAGCGCACATTTCTTTGAACTTCGCTGGAGATACTACTGGAGAATTATCTGGACTTGGTGTTGCTATGAGAGCTACATTACACGTTCCAAGTGATGCTGGATGGGCAAGTGGAACTTTAGCTTCTATTCAAGCTGAAATTTGGTGTGATGGTGCTGCAAGCGATTCTGATGGACTTACAGAAATATCATTTATCAGGGTAGCTGCAGGTGGAACACAAGCAGGTATTGATGATTTAGAAACTGATGCATTTTTGATGTCTATCCAAGGATTGACAGCAGCTTCAGGAGATCTATATGATACAAGTGCAAGTGGGGCAACAGGAGATGCTACTCTTAAAATTAAGATTGGTGCAGACACCAAATATTTGTTAGTAGCGGATGATGCAAGTTAAAAGCATCTATTTTTTTTATTTAATTAATTCAACGGGGTGGAAAAAGTGAAGAAGAAAGTGAGTTTGGTTGAGCGATTTGCATTGCTTAACGTACTCCCACAGGAAGGGAATATTGTAACGCTGAAGAGCGTTAGAACAATTAGAGAAAGTTTATCATTAAATGATGATGAACTGAAAAAGTATGATGTTCATCAAGAAGGTGACCAAATTCATTGGGACCCTAAAAGTTCAGATGATGAAGTTGAAATTGAGTTTAGTGATTTCATAAAAGATTTGATTGTTGCAAAGCTCAAAGAGCTTGACAAGAGTCAGAAGCTTGAAGAAAAACACTTAACAATCTACGAAAAGTTTGTTGAGTAAAAGGAAGGTGAGAATAATATGCCAGCGTCAAAAAACAAGAGACTGATCCTCGCAAGCGGAGTGGCTGATGGAAGTGGAGATGCAGTTGCAACATCTGTCCCTGTTAAAGGGCGATTATTAGCGGTGCAAGTAGTTTATGATGCTTCTAGTGCTGCAGGTACGGATGTCACAATAACCACTCCTGCGGACATAGCAGCGAGTGCCGCTCAGACATTAGTTACTTTAGCTAATGCCAATACAAGTAAATGGTTGTACCCTAGAACGCCAGCTCAAGACACTACAGATACGGATGTCACGTTTGATGGTACTAACGAAATATACACTGAGTTTGTAGTGGATGGTCGTGTTACAATAACAGTAGCTAATCAGACTGCAGGTAAAGCTGTTACTGCTTACTTGTACTTTGAGACATACTAAGAGGTGAATGTAATGGTAATTTTTAAGAATGAAACAGAGGAGAACATACAAGTCAGGTATGAAGAAAAACGTGGTGAGTACCACTGGAAGAGTTTAAGACCAGGGTGCGAAACTGATCTGCCTTGGGATCAAGCTGAAAGTTTGGAGGCTATATATGGTAAGAAAAAAGATGATGTTGTCATCATTAATAAAGATGTCACCCCAGTGGATGTTGTTGAACGAGAAGCAATTGAAGAAGACACAGAACTTAACGAAGAGCAAAAAGAACTCATCGAAAAAGCTAAAGGGTTCGAAAGCAAAGAATTGCTAGACGAATTTGCTGCTGGGATGGACATAAGTCTTGATCGTAGGAAGAGTTTAAAAGGCATGATTAAACAATTTATAGAAAAATTAATCGGATGGTAAACTAATGGCTATTAGATATGTTACGGTAGCTCAAGTTAGAGCAGTAAGTGGTGTTTCCAGTACTCTTGTAGATGATACAGACATGACTCAGATCATTGAAGATGTTGAGTACGGTGTAGAAAAAGAAATGAACACTTTTTTCACTCCACGTGTCGTTATTGAAACACTCACTGGTAAATGGTTAAGTCAAGTTATTCGAGTACATCAATTGCCTGTCTTGTCTGTTCGTGCATTGATCACTAATTCTACTACTTTAACAATTGATAACCTTAATTTCCAAAAAGAAAGCGGAGTTATTCGATTAACTACTGAGTCCACTATAGGATCTTTTAGTAATCTTCCAGAAAAGACACGGATTAAGTACGTGACTGGAATGGTTGAATGGCTTGGAGTAACAGAAACTACAAGCACTGCAGCTACAGTTGCAGGCACAAGTGTTGCGATAGCAGTAACTTCTGAGACAGATTTCACTACTGGTGATTGGATCTGGATTGAAAGCACTGATGGTCATTATGAAGCTGCACAAATTACTGGAACTGACACTAATGAAATAACTGTTGATGAACTTGGTTGGACTCATGAAAGCGGCAGCCTTATCAGAAAATTAGAGATTAACAATACAGTGAACAGACTTATTGAAGTTGTTGCAAGCTTGGCAGTAATAGCTAGGGTTGTGGGACAATCCTTCGATGAGCGTACTGGTTACACTATTGGCGATTTACAAGTACAAAAAGGAGAGCCTTACACTCAATGGCGAGAAAGCGCAATTCAGCTTAATAGAGAAAAAGCTCAGTTGGTCTTGCAGATTGGTAGAAGGCCAAGCATAAGATGAGCGTTACACTTCAGTTCATAAAGGCAAGTAATCTTGTTTACTCTACTGATGCAATAAAGTGCATAGTTGCTGTTCAGAACAGTATTAACATTATTGATCTTGAGATTTGGATTAAAGAGAACGTGTTCAAAGTTGGAAGCGCTCATGTCATGCAGTACTTGATGAGTAAAGGTATGACAGATGAGGAAATAAGAAAGTTTATGAAAGAATGATAAGATGGCATTTGACGATACGAAAGTTCCAGGTGATTTGATTGCTAGTGCTGACTGGAATAGCATGGTCACGGATCAAAAGACTAGGGCTGTTCCTGGAGAGAAAAATGCGGATGGCAGCGATTTATCTGGCAGCACGGGTACTAAGAACAGAATCCTCACTTTGGCTAACACTACGACAACCAAATCAAGCGGCTGGTCGGTTATTCGTAATGGACGTCCTTTACACAATAGTGAGGTTACTTGGTCTCATCTTGCTGCGAATAGCACGATTACTTTCCTAGGGTACGTAGATGATACAGATACTATAAGGGTGACATACTTCACATGAGAAAAGATATATTGTTTTTGATGGCTGTGTTCTTACTTTGTATAGTTGTCAATGCAACGAACGCTGTAGATTTCAAGCCTGGTGGAAACATTGAGATGAACGACAGGTGGAATATTAGTGGAGTAAATTATGTTGACGGGTTTAGCCTTAATGGAAACATTATTTCTACAGGTTATAATATTTCTAACGTGACTTACATTAACGGAACTACAGCTGACTTCGATAATTTGTTTGTAGGCGGCAGTGCAGTTAGCGGACTAAACGTTAATCACTCGACTTTCTCGGACAACGCTTCAAGTATGCCTTGGGCTGGCTTGCACACTTACCCTGCTGGATGTCCTAGTGGAAGCTTCATCAGTACGCTTGACGATACAGTTACTTGCAGTACACCTCTCGTTGACGGTGTATTCTTGAACTTAATAAATAATGTTATCACCCTCGATGAAGCCCAACTTAATCAAAGTATTGATGCTCGTTCTGGAGGATCAAGTCTTGTAAAAGAAGGAAGCGCACCTTACCTTTACAATGATTCAACTACAATATTTTTTAATGATACATTCAACAATCTTACAATTGATAATAGACTGAACAGTTCAGATCAAATCTGGAACGTGGTTAATAATGGAACCTTTCAAATCGATGTTGTGGACACTTGTGTTAGTGGTGATTTCGCTACTAGCGTTCTTGATAATGGTAGTATGGTTTGTGACACGCCAGTTGGAAGTGGTGATATCACTGCTGTTAACACTCCTGATCGTTGGCTTGATGGTGGTGCTACTAGCGGAGCAGTGAGTCTTTTGTTCAATGACACTGAACTGAACGCAACTATTAACGCTCTTTCTGGAGTTAATCTTTGGGAGAATAACAGTGGTGTGATTGAGGATTCTAACGGAGCAATGCACATTTATGATGATGGTAACGTCACGATTGACAATAAACTAATAGCTTTAGGTGATCAAAGCGAGCTAGGCCACCAAAGTACTGGCAGTGATGCTGGTTCAGATCTTGATCTTGGTCTTGTCTTTTCAAGTCTTTACATTCCTATAACTTTAGAAACTGCTAGAGTAGGTAGTGATAACTTACTTTCATTGTTTCAGAAAACATCAGGTGTTAAAGGCAGTAGGAAGTTCTCTTTCAGTTTAAATAATGGTGTGTTTAATTCATCTGGAAACATTAACGCTCCATCGATTAATCTTGCGTCTTCTTTAACTTTAGCTGATTCTCAGATTAGCGGTTGGGATGAAATTAATATTACTAGCATCTGGACGGACGCAGGTACTTCTCTTATTTCAAGCAATAAACAAATGAACATCACTGACAATGGTAACGTTATATTACTTGGTAACTTAAGTGTAGGAGGAGAATTCCTTGAGTTAGGCAATACTAACACAACCACTTGCGCTATTGGAGATTCTTGCGGTACAGTGATAGATATTGGGTTATTGATTGCTCAGACTAAATTTCCTTTTTATTTTAGAACAACTAAACCAACTGCTGGAGCTACGTTTGCTATAGGTTTTAAGAGCGGTAGTGGAAGAGATGATGCTTTGACGATTGATGCTAGTTTGAACACTAATCTTAGTAATAATTTGAGAGTAGGTGGTATTTCTACTTTTTTAAACAACATGGTCCTGGATGGTGTTGCTATAAACACGTGGGCGGATGCAGGGAATAATACTTGGAATGAATCCAGGGGAGGTCTTTTGTATTCGCTTCTTGGTCACTTGCATGATGCAGCAAACATCACTACTGGAACGTTTGCTAATGCAAGAATCAGCGAAGGTTCAGTCACTCAGCATGAAGGTGCTCTCACTGTTAATGAGTCGCAAATACAAGACTTACAGCACGCTGTAGGTTTGGGTCCTTATTTGATCAACACTTCAAAGAATATTTCTGTGAACGATACATTCCTTAACTTATCTATTGATGATAGGGATCAGTCTAAAGCTGGTGCGGGTCCTTACTTGAGCAATAATTCGAAGACTATGACTTTTAATGACACGTTCAATAACGAAACGATTGATGCTCGCTTGAATAGCTCTGATGAAATTTGGCTTGTAGTGAACAACGGAACTTTCCAGAGAGAAATAGGCGCAGATTGCGCTGCTGGGACGTTCGTCAAAGGAGTGAACAATGACGGAACTCTTGACTGTGAAGCGCCTGCAGGTAGTGGAGATATTACTTCAGTAAGCACAGACGGCCCTTACCTTACAGGAGGAACCACGAATGGAGATGCAGATCTTTTACTTAATGAAACAGTTCTTAACGCTACAATTGATGCGAGAGCTATAGAGAATGGAAGCTGGAACGAAACTTTAGGGGATAGCTTGTACGTTGCTAGAGGTGATTGGACTACTCATGATTCTTATCCTTCAACTTGTGCTGCTGGAGAAGCAGTCCTTGCTGTAGGAGACACTCTTAATTGTGTGGATAATTATAATACTACAGATAATATGTTTAATGCTGTTGACAATGGAACCTTTCAGATTGATGTGATTGACACTTGTGTTGCTGGAGATTTCATGACTACCGTTCAAGGTAATGGAAGCGTGACTTGTTCAACTCCAGCAGGTGGAGGAGACATCACTGCAGTAACTACAGACGGCCCTTACCTTACAGGAGGAACCACGAATGGAGATGCAGACTTGTTGTTAAATAGCACAGTGCTTAATGCAACTATTAGAGCTGTAGAAACTAATGAAACAACAAATGTTGTTAACATACTAGCTAATGTTACAGCTTATCTTGCTACTAACACAAGCGATGAGATTTTTGTTGTCGTGAATAATAATACTTTTATCAAAATTGCAATAGACACTAATTTAACTAACACATCTGCAGAAATCATTACTGCTGCAACAGGTAATGTGAACAGCACAGCTTTTAATGTTACAAACGGAATCATAGTCAATTCTGATTTGCTTAAGAGGGTAGGTATAGGGACGTTGGAGCCTCAAGCTGATTTACATATTAACGGAAGTCAAGCTGGTGGTAATATCTTAATTGTAGAAACAACTGAAACTACTGAAAGGGCAGCTATAGTTTTTAAATCACATAATAATTCTGTGGTTGTTGATGGTGTGATAAGTCAGGAAGAAGATCAAAGCTTACGTTTCTCGTCTGATAATGCAAACTTCCATATGGTTATAGGTTCCAGTGGAAATGTGGGAATTGGATTAATAAATGCAAGTGACAAACTTGAGGTTGTTGGTAATATCAGCGTCACTTCTGGAAATGATGTTTGTGTTAATAATGGAAACTGTTTGAGTGATATTGTT